TTAAGCCTCCGGCTTCTCATAGCGTGTCCACACTTTGTCCGCGCCGCATACATTCTTCGTGCCGTCCTGCTGAACGATAATATAATCGCCCTCACCGATAAAGGTACGTCCTCTGCGGTGCTTGATGTACGGGCACACGATCGTACCGTCGGGCCGCTCAATCTTTACGAGCGAATCCGTCACGATCCATCCCTTGGTCACAACATCGGAAAACAGTTCAAAACCATCTTCCATCCCTTTTCCCACTTCGTATTTGTCTACTTCGGACTCTAACGGAATTCTTCGACTCTTCATAGGTCTCCTCCTTTTCCGGTGATGCTCCCTGCTTACCTTCCTTATATTCTGAACACTTTCGTCCGCCGCATAAAAACGCGGGCGTCCGTCCTGGCACCATATTCACTTCTGCCTTCGCCTACATTATACCATACTGTCCGAAAATTTACATGCCTTTTTTCGTACTTTCGCACTATTCCCATGAAACAACAAAAATCCCCGTGATGCCGGAATATGACGTCGTGGGGATTTTCGCTCTATATGCCTGCCGTATTCCGGCAGCATTTCTTATTTCTTATCTCTTTATGATCTGGCGATCCGCTCCGCCTGCGCCCTTCGCACAAACCGGAATGCGCCAATGCTCTCAAGCGCCTTCGCTGTTGCAAAGAAGATGACGGAATCAATCGGCCACATAATCAGATTCTTTAATGCACGCGCCGGAAGGATCACCATGAATGCCTGTCCATATAACACGGTGAGACACAATGTATTCAGGAACACATTGCACACCAGCATCACGATGAACTTGGTGATGAGCACCCTCGGCAGTGTGAGTTTCTTCTTATAATACATACAGCCGTACATGACGCCTGCCAGCATCGTAACCAGTGTCAGCTGCGGACAGAACGGACCGGTCGGCTTTAAGATGTATTTGATAATATCAAGCGTTCCGGAAAAAATGCCGCCAACCGTCGGTCCAAACAGGTAGGCAATGATTCCGTTCGGGATACTCGAAAAACCGATGCGGATAAAATTGCCGTATTCGATGGAGAACATGCCAAGAATAATGGCGATGGCTGCCAGCATAGCCATGGTAGTGATGGTTCTTACCGATTTTAATTCACGGTAGGAATCGGTGAACAAAGCGACGAATTTTTTCATAAAAAAATTACCTCCTTTGCAGACCTCATCATACTACAACTGGAGATAATATTCCTATCTTCGGATGCAGCGGGATGCGACTCATGCACCGCAAGAAAATCTTTTCGTCTGGCTGACAACTCCCTGTTCAGCCGGCACTTAACGCGCATGTGTCTACTCTGCGAACAATATTTACTTGCAACGGTAACAGTATAACATACCTTAGCGGTAATACAATAGGCAATTCTCACTAAGTTTTGTTCCAAAGTCACAAAAAGCGGAAAACCTTTACCGGCTTTCCGCTCTCCATTCCTTAGTGAGACACGGGGGATTCGAACCCCCGACAACCTGATTAAAAGTCAGGTTGCGTTTCCTTTATTTTCGGTACTTTCGCGCATGTCCGTGGACATTTTGCGGACATTAACAGTTTTCGCGCAGACAGAAAAGCATGTGTTTCTACTTATTTATATAGAGTAAAGCCGGCAGGATTTCTCCCGCCGGTCATACTCTTACAGCGCTTCCAGTCCCGCTTTCCAACTCATCTTACCGACAATTCCATCCGCCGCCAGCCCGTGATTGCTCTGCCAGGTTTTAGTTGCCGATTCCGTGCCGCTGCCGAAGATGCCGTCCGCCGCCGCGCCGATGATGATCTGCCATACCTTTACCGCGTTGCCTTTGCTACCCTTTTTGATCGTCTTCATGTTGTAATCCTCCGTATTCTGATTCTGTGCCGGTGTCGCCGCGCTTACCGGCTTGTTAAACAATGCCTGCTCTGCCGCCCGGCGCCGCCTTAATCCTGCCAGCACCTTGCCGTTGGCTTTGCAATACTGTGTCATTGCCTGTGCGATCTGCGCCGCTGTTCTGCCCTTGCAAAGCTTCCGGAGGTTTCCGGCGCCCAAGTTAAAGGCAAAGCTGACCAGCGCATCAAACTGATTCTGGTTGAGCTGCTCCATGATCGGAACGTATGCGGGATTGTTGACGTATTTTTCAAACTTCGCCACGTCCTGCTGCAGATATGCGTCCGCCTGCGCCTGTGTGATCGTCATGCCACTATGTACGCCCGCCGTGTGACCGTACCCGATGGTCCATACACCGGCGGCGCACCGGTATGCTGCCAGTCTGCATCCCTCGTACTGCTTGATAAGGGCAAGTCCTGCCTGTCCAATTCTTTTGTTCGCCATAAATTATCCCTCCACTTCCGGAATTCCTGCAACAGACGTGAGCAGCGACACAACACCCGCCACAATCGCGGATGACACTACCATCTTCCAGTCTACTGCCGAGATTACTGCTCCGGTACCGATTACTGCAACCGCAGTCTGCGCCATCGTCTTAAGCGCTCTGATACCCGCGGCTTTCGCCCACTTCTGTGTGTCTACTGATACTCTAAGTACACAATTTTTCAACATACTACTTTCCCTCCTCTAAGTCCGCAATGCGGTGATTGATAACCTTTACCTGTTCCTCGATGACCGGCACACGCTGCGCAAAGTTGTTGTGCATCCTTACCTCTCTGGTAAGCTCGTCCAACTTGCAGTCCGTAACCGCCTGCGCCATCTCAAGTTTGTGATCCGTCTTTTTCTGACCACTGCTGACCGTCATTACCGTGCCGATCAGCGTCAGTCCGCCTGTAATAAGTGCTGTGATGATTGATTCCATATCGTTCCCTCTCTTTCCTTATAATAAGTATAAAACACTGCTTATGCAGGTTTGTGCCAAACATGTTTAGACTCCAATACTAAAGAAATGTACCTGCACACGAGTCGCCAACGTAGCTGCCCCTCTATTCTTCACAGCCATATTGTACCCCTCCATGTTGCCGGTAAAGTTCAACGAGTTACCCGAGCAATTTATTATATAAATATATCCGCCATTCTGATACTCGCTCGGGATTGCCTGGTAAAATTCTCCGCCCGCGGCCAATACGATCTCCTGTTCATACAACCCCACATACCGCATAGCCTTTGCCATTCTTGTATCCGTCTCCGTTTTCGTGTAATATCTAGCATCATGATAATGCACGGCATTGGCTTTATTTTCGGATAAATATTTTCCCATCCGTGCAGATAAACAATCTGTACTGCTTGTAGATGCAAGATTATCCTGCACCGGTCGCCATGTATCCGTCGGTATCGTGGGTTTATTGCTTAAATCATCATAGCTACCTGAAAAAGCCACTGGCTTAAGATCAGACAGCCACTTTGCAATCTTACTAAATAGCGCAGACAACTTCTCGCCAGTGGTTATGTTGGCGCGCTCCGCCGCCGCCGAAAAAATCACCGTCGTAGCCGAAGCATCCCCCTCCCCGGCTACTGCCCCAACATCCGCCGCCGACAGACTTACATTCCCACGGCGGTAGGCTGCCTCCTTTGCACCCTTGACCCCCGTCACCGGAGTACCCGCCAGCACATCCCACTTGCCGTCTGATGTCTTGTAGATATTTGCACCGGCAGGAATTACATTCCCGGATCCCTCTTTAAAATCATCTGTGGTCGTAAATTCGTCTGAAATATTAAACATCCATCCTGCATTGGCATCCGCAAGCGCCGGAAGATCTGCAAAAGTACATGTGCCATGCGGCTGCAATCCACCTTTTAGTCCCTCTGATACGTCTTTTGCCTGCTGATAATAATATTTAGCATTATCAGAGTCTTCGCCCTCCCGGCTGCCGGTACCGCCAACGGCATAGCTTTCCGCCTTGGTTGCGCTTGCCGCCGCATCTGCCCGGCTTGTTTCTGCCTTTGCCGCTTCCACCTTAATCTTGGCAAGATAATTTGGCTCTAAGTGTTTTTCCTCGATGCTTCCTTCTTTCACGATTGCCGACACCTTACCATCCGTGCCAATGGTAAAAGCCACGGTATCCGTATCAAGAAACTCATACTGCGTAATCAGCGCCGACAAATCTATGTACTGCTTCGTGCCATCGATCAGAGTAAGTATGATCTGCTCCGTAACCGGGTCATAGTCAAAGTTGACAGCAATTTTCCCCATCTGCGTGTCAATGGTAATCTTTGATCCATTCTTTTTTGTGACAGTAATAATACCTGTCGATTCCTCGAACGCCACATCCATCACAAGCGTTGCTACCTCTGTTTTCGTGGCTTTTGTGGTATCCAGAGTAATCACACGGTCGTCAAGTATGTCTGTCGCACTGTCCAGTCTGTTAAGATTTACCTTATTTATAGGTGTTGCATCGCTCGGGTAATTTTCCCAGTTAATACGGCTATACGCTTTGTTCATACTTTTCCATCCTCTCTTTCAACTTTTCTATCTCCTCATGCTGTAGCTGCACCGTAGCGATCAGATCAGCAATCAGCTCTGTTTTGTCAAGCGCATAATAGGTATTGCCATCCAGATCTGGATTCTCGGAGCAGATCGCCCAGTCTTCATCTCCAATCGCAGTCAGTACCTCCTGTGCAATCAGACCATGCCGGTAATGTCCCGCGGCGTCATAGTTATAAATAAAGCGGCACGGACGCAGAGACTGTATAAGCGCTGCGCTCTTTTCCCGATCAAGAGATTCTATACCATGTTTTAGGCGCTTGTCCGAATAAGATTCCCAGCCGTAGGATGAGATTCCTTTTCCGGAAGATAACATCTGTGCAATCGTATTTGCCGATGTGTCTCTCACTACTACCGCAGAATAGCTTGCCGTCAATTCCCTCGAATCAGCCGCCGACCGTAAGCCATCAGTTCCTATCTGAACTAGAGTTCCGGATCGTTTAAATTCGATCAAGTTGTCTGTGCTCTCTGCCGCTTCAATATGCACATATCCGCCGGTCATCTCCATAGAACCCTTGAATTCCAAAAGATCAGCGCGGATCTTTATACCCTCTGCAGACTGATTGATCTCCGATACTACACTGTCGCGTGACACTTTTGACGTTATCCCCTCGGCGTTTATCTGGATTGCAGCCGCAAGTTCTCCCTCTTTTTGGTTTGCCCTGTTTACTTCCGCCGTGATGCTCTCCTCTGTCTGGGTGATTTTGCTCGACAGCGTTCCCTCTGCTTTTGTCGCCCGGCTTACCTCCGCCGTGATGCTCTCCGCTGTCTGGGTGATCTGTGACTGCAAACCCTTTTCTACATCAACGATTGTCGATTTCGTCTCCTCAATTGAGCGTTCCAGAGTGTTGCTCTTGCCTTTCAGCTGCAATATGCTCCGCTGTATTCCGTTGACCTTACTTGTCCGGTACTCTTCCCCGTCCGCTTCCAGATCGTCACGCAAAGCCTGTATGCCCTTCAGCGTGCGCTTTAAGATATACGATTCGACCAATTCATACCGGGTCTGTAGGCGTACCGCGTCCCCAACTTCCAGACAAGGATTTCCCAAGCAGTCCGCGGTAAACGGCCGGTATGTAATACCCTTGATTTTTCCGAGAATATTCTGCGCTACGCCGGTCAGTTCATCCGTCCCCTTGCCGTATAACAAAAAATTACCCTCGATCACATAAGCATTTTCGCCGTCTCCGGTTATAACGCCAATGTCATTCTCTTTCTCGCGGATCTGGAGCTTATCTATAAGTCGGACTGTATAATCTTCATACTTTGCAGAGACATACACGCCCTTTCCTATGCTGTGCGACTTCGGGTCCCGCGGATATAAATCATCTGCCGGGTATAAGTCATCTGCCGGGTACAAGCCCTCAATCGCCTGTTCCAGATACACATAATGAAACTTCCTGTCACGCCCCATGTGACCCATGCAACCGTTTGCTTCGAGGATGCAGGATAAAATTTCCCGCCCGCTCATAGTTTCACCGACAGTGCTTGTCTCTGCGGTATCGCTGCTCGTACTACCGGAAGCCGTGATTTCCACCGTTTTCTCAACAGTCATATTGTCATTCACGAGTTCCGCGTCAGCCTGTTCGATTCCAAAATAGCGGAAGAACTCATTTCGGAATGCTTTTAAGGTCATCGGGAATTTAAGCGAGTTGTACCACGCTGCCATATCCTCATTTACCACGTCATACAGGGCATCGTAAGCCACCACTTCCCGCCATTTTCTATCTGCCGTCGGTGTGTCAGAGTAAACCTTATGCCTACCGATCAGCAACGGTTCCTCCGCATATCCGCCGACTGCCAGCTTGGTCGTGAGCCACTTCCCCTTCATCGGAAGGAATACGTTGGACGCTTTAAATTTAATCATTCCGGCTTCGCAGCAGCCAAATGTCAGCTCACTCTCCGAACACAGGCTCTCATCCAGTTCAAATTCCTCCTGGTGGATGTCCGCATTCGTTATATTTATAAGTCCATCATCCGAAGTGATCGTAATCTGCTTATCCTCGCTGTTCAGACCAAACAGATCCGCATACTTATATTCAATCATCCCGCATCACCTCCATAACCGATAAATGCCAGCCGGAAGGAAGAGTACGTTACCGTCGTCTCGTCCGCATAGTCAATGGTATACTCTACGTCCGGCATATAGCATTCCATTGTTACATAATCCCCTATCTCCGGCATCCATGCCGTCACAAGCGCCTTTTTTTCTATCTGATTCGTATACTGCCGCCGAATATTGTCCATCAATTCACGCAACTCTGATTCTTCTTTTCCGGTCGGGGTCTCCCACTCGGTCTTAATTGCCTTGTTTTTCAAAGCTTCCCTGTGCAGGATTCCGTTCGCGTCCCGGTAAGAATCAAGATCCTGCCCCTTGATAGACGCTTTATACTTCGATGCTTCGATGAACCGGAAAGGAACGGTATAATCGCCTACCTTTATCAAAAATCCGCCGTATGCCATTTTCTCCGCTCCTTTCTTTAGAAATCAAATGCCGGTCTACCGGTCCGTCTGTAATAATCATTGGCACTTTCCCGTACCGCCTTAAAGAGTCCGCTCTCATCCGCAACAATCTTCACAATCTGAGTTCTCTCCATCTTGCTTGCGATCATTTCTGCAAGCGGCTCCAGATAGCCCAGATTGTTTTCAAGCGGAAGTACCGCCTCGTTTCCAGCTTCTCCGATGTTTACAAGGGTGCTGCCGGTTGTGATGCCACCGTTGGCCAGACGGGGAATGCTGACTGCCGGCAATGTCTGCAGATTGGGGTGAAACGTTCCGCCGCCCAGCCAATCCGGCATATCAAATCCAACACTGTTCAACGCCTCCAGCACCTTATTAACGCCGGTAATTATGCTGTTCGCCATATTCTCGACAAACGATATGATAGAATTGATCTTCCCTTTGATTCCCGATTTGATTGCGTCAAAGATGCCTAATACCGTCGTTTTCATACTTGTCCAGGATTCGCGCCAACCGCCCTTGATATTGTGTAAGGAATCCGAAATATGCCCTTTTATAGCGCTTATCGCTGCTTTCACACCATCTTTCATGTTGTTCCAAATTGTACTCAAGATCAGCTTCATCGAATTCCAGATTGCTGAAAACATTTCCCGAATTCCCGCCCATGCCTGTTCCCAGTCTCCGGTAAAAATGCCGACGATAAAATCAATGAGACCAGACAGAAAATCCATGATATTTGCCACCATATCAGACACAAAGCCGATAAAATTCAACACACCCTCAATAAGGCTCTGGATGATTGGCATCAGCACCGGCAGGATATTTTCGATGATCCACTCGATAACCGGCACTAGCACCTCTTCCCAGAGTTTTTTCACATTGTCTATGACTGTCCCCAGCAAGCCAAGAAAGCTGTCGAGCATCGGTTGAATGTGCTGCTCCATGACTTCGTGGAATTTGGTTGAAATATTTTCAAGCACCGGTTGTACGTATGTATTCCAGAATTCCAGAAACTTCGCCGAAATCTCGTCCAGTCCGTCCGTCAAGCTCTGTATCAGCGGATGGATATGTTCGTCATACAAAGTTACTACTCCATCCGTAAAATGCTGCACCGTGTCCGAAATCGTCCCAGTAACATCCGCCACAACCTCAAGAATGCCCTCAAGAGCTGTCTTGATTCCCTCGCTGTTGTCAACAAATGGATCTATGAAAAAATGAAGCATATCATCGCGAAACTGCGCCCCCAACAAAGTAACGGTGCCAAATATATCCGAAAAAATCTGAATCAGATTTGCCGTAATCTGCTGCCCGTCCTCATTGCCGAATGCCTGGAACACAAAAGCAAATGCTTCCGCCGCTTCGCCCGCAAGCTGTGCCACGTCAGCGCCGATATCAAACATCCGAATGAGGTACTCGGTGATTCTGCCGCTATTCTGCTGCAAATACAGGTCGATGCCGCCAATGATATTCTGTGCGATCGTAGCCCCTATACTGACCACAGACGCGCCAATCTGACCAACACTGTACGCCAACGTCATGACAAAGTTGTCTGCCGCCGCCTGCAAATCTGCATTGCCAAAGATATCCGATAGAGAGCCACGGATTGATTCGATACTGCCGCGAATATCTGCGATCTGACTGTCAATATCCAGCGCCGCCCACGTCTCATCCCATCCGCGGATCACTTCTGCCTTGATCTGCTTAAGATAATCGAGGAACGGCTGCAATTTACCGATCAGCGCGTCGCTTGTCGGCACTTCCTCGTACATGGCAGATGCGCCAGATCCACCACCGCCGCCGGAACTGTTTGAGTTAATCACATTGAGTTCGTCAAATCCCTGTAACGCCCCGGCAGCCTTCTTTGCCGTACCTGCGGTACTGTTCAAAGACTTCGCGTAATCCACCTGCTGTTGCTTCGCCCGTGTCCATGTGCTCTTCCCAGACAGTGCCGCCACAAGTTCATTCATCTTATTGACCGCCGTCGTGATCCAGTTGCAGAGTGTCACAATCGCCGGAATGACAGCAGATACAATCGGCGCCGCCAGCGTTCCCAGTGATGCTTTGAGTGTAACTGTGGCAGATTTCAGCTCGGACATCCGCGAATTAAAGTCCGAGGAATACTTCGCCATGTTCTGGATGCCCTCTTTAAAGGCGGCAACCATTGCGTTAAAAGCCTTTGTTATCCAATTAAAAATAAACAGCGAGAGGGTTATTCCTTCCAGCCTTGATAAAAGTGTGGACATCAGCCCCGCGGATTTCTTTGCTGCTTTTCCAACCTTTTCAATCTGCTTTGAACCGGAGCCGACCTTGGCTTCCTTGGCGGCAACCTCTTCCATTTTTCTCTTAAGGGCAGACATCTGATTATTAGCATTAACCATTTTGTCAGATAACTTCTGATACTGAGCCTCCGTTTCGGGGTCCATAGTTGTCGAAAACGCCTTTCCCGCTTTATCTAATTCCAACATTTCAGTCTCTAACTTTTTAATACTAGTTGTGGCTTTTTCGGCCTCCTGTTTATACCTACTCAGAACTGGCGAATCCTCCCCAGAAAGGACAGATTCTTCCATCGCCTTAAATATTTCTAGCCTTTTCTTAGCATCATTAAGCTGCTGATACAGTCCCTCTGGTCTAATGTAAATCGGCTGTTTTAATGCCTCTTTTATTCTAAGGATCTCATTGTATGCCTCCTCCTCTTTGTCTACTAATTCGTTCCATCTCTGCTCTTTATTTTCGGCAGGCATGTTTTTTAATGCATCATTGTACTGCTCAAGAATAAACTTTGCATCCTTAAGCTTATTCTCTAAATTTGCATACTCTTCCGTCGGAATTTTCTGCTGTTCCAGCTTGCGCATTTCATCTTCAAGTCTTGCAGCTTCCTTGGCGGTTTTCTGGAACCGAGCTTCCAACTGCAACAGCTGGCTAGATGCTTTCCCGTTTTCAATTAACGTCCGTATTCTGATTTCTCCATCATATCCACCAGCCATATGTAATCCTCACTTTCTAACCTAATCCCAGTTCCTTTTCTGCTTTCTTCTTGGCTCTGATCTCCGCCATCATCCGGTCATACTCATCGATGGCACCCTTTTCATCCTCTGTATACTCTTTTTTAACTTCCGGTTGATCCAGTGCATAGATCTGCTGCGCTTCCTGCACAGCTTTCTTTTCTTCTCTCCCCATCTTGGATGTGATCTTCTTACGCCGGATCTCAATGACCTGCATAAAAGCCGACCGTTCGTGCGGCATATTCCAGAGCAGACCGTTGAACATCCACCAGTGCATATCATCCAGGGAGAGGTCTATCCCGTATATCTGCCGGAAATCTGCATAGATGCGCCACTGGTCGACATCATAGTCAATCAGCCGGCGCTTATCCTGCGAAGAACCCGACTTATCATGAAACCAGCCGTTCAAAAACCACTCGACACATTCCTGCAGTTCTTCCCCGTCCGGATGCTCCCGGTCATCGAACAGCAGCCAGATCAGTGCGTCACTCTTTTCGTACTCATTCAGTTCTTTGTCATACTGCACAAGGAATACCTGTATGCCGATCCGAAATGAAGTATTGACCTCGTACCCGCGCCATTCAGTAGGCAACGGATCGAGCATGACGTTTATCATGCCCGCGCCCCTTTTCTGCCGGAGTTGTACCGTTTTCTGGTCATCTCGTAACGTTTGCCGAAGAGTTTATTCATGACCGGAATAATGCCCTCGACAAATTCCACCAGCGCTGCTTCATCCGGCACGATGTCCCCGTAAATGCCCTGAACCGTTCCCTCGCCGAACAGTTTGTCAATCTCCTCGGCGATCTGTTTCAGGTATCTCACGCGGATACGGTTGATCTGCAGCACTCTCTCCACATCAACCTCTCCAGAAGCCGTTTCTTCCTGCTCATGTTCCTTTTTCCACGCCATCGCTTCTTTCTCACAATTCGCAGAGATTTCCTGCAAATTATTGATGATCTTGGCAAAACGCTCCGCCGTGTCCGCATCTGCCACATTCACGCGCAGAACCGTAACCAGATCTCCATCTTCATCCTTAATCGCAATCTTTTTCAGACCACTGTTTAATTTCAATTCTTCCACGAAAATTACCATCCTTTCAGAAATGGGGCAGGACTGAAAGGAACCCACCCCATTATGCTAATTTTTGATTAACACCTATTTTGCCGCCCAAGAATATGAGCCGTCCTCGCTGCTGATCGTGATCGTTCCCTGCTCCACATCGCCGTTACCATTGATCTGGAGTGTCGATATCAGCGTGTCGCCACCCGCTCCGCCGGTACTTGAAGGGCATACGGTAACCGGAACGCGAATGCAATCACCCACACCAGCTGTCAAATCCGTCTTGTAGAAACGGTAATAATATGTCTCGCAGGCTTTACCGGTCGGAAACGTCTTAAACATATCGTCGATCGTTTTCTGCATATCATCCGAAAGATACTCTCTCTCCGGAGACATGCTAAGCGCATACCCTTTCACGGTATTGCTTGCGCTTTTCATATTGACGTACTGCTTGGAATCTGTACTGGGTCCCCAGTCCTCTGTCAGTTCCGTATAGCCATCGCCCATCTCTGCCAGTTTTCCAGCGTTGCCACCCATGAGCAGCCCAATGTCAAGCAGAGATACCATGTTTGTTCTGTCCTGCGCGAAGAACTGTAAATTAAATTTCATCTTCTCCATCCTCCTTATTTCTTGTAAAAATATTTCAGCTGCATATTCACAGCATAAGCTACTGTTTTCTCATTCCGTCCGCCACCGAACACCGGGGATGTCCTTGCGATCGACTCCAGTGTCAAATTCGGATCTGCAAATTCGATTCCACTCTCTTCCATCCATGCCGCCAAATCATTTAACATCTGCTGCGCATCCAGACTCGCCTTATTGGTAGTCGGCGAACATTTATAAATGATCTGGAACGGCATCTGTGCTACATAGCTGCCGCTGATATACTTTTTCAGATATACCGCGCCCTGCAGCGGGAACACGCCGATGGACCTGTCCTCGTTGATGGAATTCCATTTCACGGTTGAATTGTCCGCCTTAAATCCCCGGGGATAATCCGGATATGCCATCACCAGTGCAAGGAGTCCTTTTCCTGCGTTCTCCGCATCCCGGATAGTAAGTTTTTCTGGTTCTGCCATTTATACACCTCCTACCTCAAAATGCGGCAAGATATCCTCATACTTGTCTACGGTCGTGACCTTATAAACATCATCGAAGTTCTCATGCATCCACTCATACGCATTTTCTTCCGGCAGTTCCACATCTGTGCGGTCTCCCTTGGTAAAAAAATCCTCCGTAGGATGGAATGTGATATAATTCTGCTTTTCCTCTTCCGGCAGCACATCCCATGCTTTCGGGGGAAGGTACGGCTTTAACGTTTTGCCAAGGTTGGCAAAATCTATGTAGAGTTTGACTGCATCGGCGCTGTCCATGCCGCTCTTGGAGACATTCGCTCCCTTGGTTTCCACAAGGTCTACACCCTCAAGCAATGTCGTATAATACTTCTCTTCCTCGGTTTCCGCATTGAATGAGCGGTTGAAAAGGGTAACCGTCTTGTTATCGAAGAATCCCATCTCATACCCCCGCATACAACAATCCGGTGCCGGACAGGTATTCGCACACCGTGTCATAACAAAGCCGGTTCTGCGCCGTCTTGTCGTTCAGCACCTTATCAACAAGTGTCTCATTGGTCCCGAAGCTGATCGACCGACCACCGGAAGACATCGACTTCACATTGCCGCCCTTTTCATCACTGGCGTGCGTGGTCTTAAAATCAATCTGATAGAGCAAGTCTGCCAGCGCACAGGTGGCTTTCTGAATCTTCTCATCGTATTCCTGTAAAGATTCCTCTGTAATGTTCCCATAGGTCAGCTGATCCAACTTCATAGCTGCACGATCTTCCCACTTAGGGAAAAGGGATTCCTCGATAGAATCCCCATAGTATTTATTCTGGTAGAAGTCATACGTGGTATATCCCATCTTGAAATCCCCCTTTCTTATGAGAAATCAACAAGCAAATTCTCGTTGAGTTCCTTGATGCCGTAGATCATATCAAAGGAAATCATGTCCTGCTTGTGCTCGGAATCGTAAGAGAATACGACACGGACGCCGAGACCATCTGCGGATGCAATGTATGCATTTTTGTTGCCCATCGGCAGTTCAAGGTTACGGGTCACAAGTGCCAGACCGTTCCGGTGGAATCCAAGAGCATGTGCCTTGTTCACGATAAAAGCATCTGTTGCTGTCGCGATGGTCTCCGGAATGTTCTGATCTACCTTAACCGTACCAGCTCCAGATGCAAGCGTTACATCCTCGGTCACAGTGTAGAGATATCCGTTCACGATAAGCTGATCCCCTTTTTTGATGGTAGCCGCCGCTGTCTTTCCGTCAGAAACGGTAAACTCTGTGGCATCCTTCGTTCCGGTAACCTTGTAGGATGTAACGGTTCCTGCGGCATCGTTCTGGTTCTCCGGGCAGTTCTGGGACATAAAAGTCTCACAGGTATACACCTTGCCGATCTCGGACTCTTTCAGTGCGATAGAATCTCCCTTGTAGCACTGCTTTGCAAAGTTATCCAGCGTGTTGTACTTGTACAGGATCGTCGGCGGCAGAATTAAGCGTCTGTCCGTGCGCGGTGCCTTTGCCTGATCCAACGCCTTACCAACGCCGGCAATGTCCGAGATTACCGGTGTGCCGGACACAGTAGCTTTCTTCTTTGCTTTTGCAATACCTACCGCCAGAAGATCGGCGTCGATCTGCTGCGCCATAGCCTGCATGGCCGGCGTGATTACCTGCTCGGAAAAATTCTTGATATCAAGAGTCATCTCTTTGGCACCCACATTAACTGTGATATCTCTGAATCTGTCCATCTTGACCGTCGTAGATCCCTCTGTAATATCCTGTGCCACCGTCTGACCGGTGAAATTCTTCGCCACGAATGTAGCCGGCTTTCTCACGGTAATGGTATCGCCCACCTTTACAAACTCCTGGGAATAATCTCTGTGCACGAGATTCGCCATCGTAAGGTTGCTCTGTAATACCATCATCGCTTCATTTGCGATAATCTGCGGGGTTAAAATTGCGTTTGGCATAAATGTTCCTCCTTATTACTGATTCTGTTCGCGCCATTTCTTATAGGTCACGAAATCCATTTTGTTCGGGTCTCCGGTGATCGGCTCGGTTTTTGCTCCGGCTCCCATCGGAGTAGTGAATGTTGCCTGATTCTGTTCATTCTGCTGCGCCTGTTCATCAACAAATGCGCTCGCGTCATTCTTCTTGGCATCTTCCAGCAAGTCATTGAATCCAATCAGCTTACCGTCCTTGACAGATACATTCGCGGCAATGTCGCTCATGATAGCTTTCTTTGCGGATGCCGAGGAAAACTTGACACCCTCAAATGCCTTTTCCAGCAAGTCACTTTTCTCACGCTCTGCAATCTTGGCATCATAATCTTTCTTTGCTGTCTCAGCCTTCTCTTTCCACTCATCACGCTCTTTTGTGATGGTTTCAAGGTCTTTGCCGTCGAACCCCTTTAAAGTCTCTTCCGCAGTCTCTGCACGTGTCTTGTACTGGTCGCGTTCACCTTCCACTTTTTTGACTTTCTTATCGAGTTCGTCCTTGGAGTATAACTCCTCTTCTCCGAAGCTCTTCTTGATGGACTCTTTCGTCTCATCTGTCAGTTCTAAGCCAAGTTTTTCTAATTCTGTGATTACATTTACCATGTTCCTATACCTCTTTCTTTCCAAGTTGTTACTCCGGTCAGTCCGGCACGAATGAGTTGCTATTTACTCCATAGCTTGCAATCTGCAAAATAAAAAGCACGCCCAAAACAGGACGTGCCATCACATCCTATAGTTTTTCTAGGGTAGCAGGCGGATTCCTACGCTCCGTCCGGTGCTTTTCACTTGTCAAGTATATTGTAGCATGGGAATATAAAAGATTTGTGCCATTTTTCAGCACGCAAAAAGCGCCTATATTTCAAGGCGCTTTTCTGTATAACACATATGAAAGGAGGTGCAAATGGATGAGCAACTTCCATCTGGCAATATTATAATAACTCATGCTGGTACATGATTTGTGCCAAAATGAAAGAGGAAGCGCTATGCTCCCTCTTCTCTCTGTTTCCAGAGCGGCTTATATGTTCCATTCCTTACTTTGTCATAATTATGAATATAATAATCATATTCTTTCTCATATTCAGCTTCCGACATATCTGTACGAATAAACGGATATTCGGCTTTTGTCAAAAACTCTTTAAAATTCTTATATCTTCTCTCCATAGGTTTTCATTCCATTCTTTGCATACTCTTTTATAGCCTTGTCTCGCAGTGCAATCTCTACCTTCCAAGGATCAATATATCCATCCCTATCCAGCATATCCATTTCAATTTTTTTTCTAAGTTCTTCGTATTCAAGCGGTAAATATGCGCTATTTTTCATTCCATTGCTTTCTACTAATGTTATTATACCATCATTTCTAACCGCCGCAACAACATTTATCTCTGTTTCATTCACCATCAATCCGACATCCGGAAATGATAACTCTGTGTCAACATTATGATTGTGCAAAAATGCCACATTGCTGTGTTTTTTCAGATATGGATAATCCGGGACAACTGATTCCGGTAATCTGTCGGTAACATATCGTCCAATTTCTCCTGTGTTTAAATCCACAAACACGCTATGTTCAAATCCGTCCGCATCTCCTAATTTTGCCAGTTCTTTTGCAACTGTCGATAGACTATCGTTTATATTTTCATCGTATGATTCTAAATCTATCCTATAGGTTCTATTTTCATCATACTTTACTTTTGCCCCTGTATTCACAGAATGAGCCGCCTTGCCTGTCCTCCGATTCTGATACGCCGTCGCCCTGCCATTCGTCTTTGCTGACTGCGCCCGCTTAAATCCGGCTACCTTGATTCTATCAGCCTGTGTCTGCAATCCATTGTCCGCGCAGAACTGCTTATACTTCTGATTCTGCGTCCGCAGGCGGTATGCCAGACGATCATATTCCGGTTGTAGCATGGTCTTTACATCTGTTTCCGCCACACCGTCAATCTCTGCCTGTTTCACAAGTAGCTGCCGCTTCGTCTGCCGGATGGCACGCTCCATTGCTCTTTGCTGCTGTTGCAGTTCATATACCTTCCGGTTCTCCTCACTGTCAATCTTAAGATTGCCGTTTTCATCCAGATACGGATTTCGCAAAGACTTGTTCCAGGGCTTATGGGAGTGCCGGCAGTTATACCCATGCAGCCCCAGAGGATTTAAGACGTGTCCTGTCCCGTTCACAATATCATAGCCGGTCGTTTCCGCCAGATTCGGCGCATCCGGTTCGCTCCCAGATATTTTATAGCATCTGCCCTGCCAGTTATCATGACCGGCAAGATACGGTTGTCCTTTTCCCTGTGTCCTCGCGCCCAAGTGTGCTGATACGAGCACATATTCTACATTATGCTCCGCTATATAATGATTGGTTACCTGCGCCGCCGTCTGGTTCATAGACGTGACTACGCACATTCTGACCGCCGCTTCCAGTGTCCGGCGCGTTCCGGTTGGGTAATCGATCATAACGCCTGTCCTGCCGTACTGATCCAGTATATCGCACACCGCCGCGCTGTATGACTGCACGCCGGCCGCCACACGCATCTCGGCTTCATTGAGCATATTCATGAGATCACGCTGCGACTGCATCATGGTGGAACGTGTCAGATTGTTCACTTCTCCGAGTGTTTTCTTAAATTCTGCATCTAGCAGCTCCATGACAACCGGATTTTCAAGTGGGGATACCGCATCTATTTCAAGGCGGGACAGCGTGCTTTTATCATCATCCCAAGATGTCAGCACCGCATCCTGCAATAATCTGCGGATTTCTGCCGTTGATTTCTGCGTAAGGGCAGATAATCGTTTCACAATTTCATTCTGATGCAAGCCCAGCTGCCGCAGCTTATACAGTTCCATATCGGTTGTTCCGGCCATAGCTTCCGCTTTAAGTAACCGCATAGCAATGTCCTGCAATATCCAGTCCTCAAGTTCCTGCTCATATGAAATTAACACATCCGATTTTCCATAGAAATAATCTGGTTCCAGCATATTATCCCTTTCCTACTTCACGCCTTACCAAATCAAGCCACTGTTCCACGTGTTCCTCCTTGGCGCGTTCAAACCAATGGTCACCTGTTCCAGCGGTATGGTACTGTAGTGGTGTTCCTGTTGGATACTTCTTTTCCCCTTTATTCGCCCATGAGTGCCCATCCTCTGTTAAATAAAGTTCTCCCTCGTACTGATAATGCGCATATGGCGTATTTGTCGAAATAAGCCCCGGTTCAATAATCTGTGTTGCGCTTACCATTGCCCCCTGTTGAAATGGCATATACGGCACCATATCATTAAGCACCTGTTGATCTAACAAATCCTGCGCCCGTCTCACATTATCATCTATGCGCTTGGTATCAATATGGATGCTTACCATACCAACAGTCTTGTTATATTTCATTCAGTCGCTTCCTTTTCTATTTGTTTCTTAATAGCTGCGCATCTATGCCGATGCCTGCAATAAATGGTTGTATCTACAGTTCTGCAGCTGTCCGCACGTTCATAAACATTTATTATCGCTTCTGGCGCTAATTCTTCGCATTTTTCACAGTAACTCTCAAAACGTGTATGTATCATTTCTACTCCTCCCCGAATAATCCTTTGTCCTGTGCCCCGCTTGCTTCCTCAACCGCCGCCTTGGCTTCTTCTTCCGAATACCCCTCAAACCTGACAAGATACTGCCACTTCGGAATGTACCCAGAGTTGGCAAGCGTAAGGTTCCGCATCCTGTCCTCTTCCTCGTTGTAGGTAATGTCCCCAAAGTCATACTGTGGTTCATAGTCGCCCGCCGGCGCAAGGCCATACAGATCAGCAAATACAGACTGCGCATAGAATAAATCATCGAGGCACTTCTGCATTGCATCCCGCACATCCTTGATAAGCTGGATGGTTCTGCGATCATCGGATTCTACCTGTGTGGCAGTTACCATGCCGGTTTTCTCGTCAATCACGAAATACCCATTGGAGAACCCACACTTCACACCGACAAGGGATAACTGCTGATTGATTCCGCTCTTTCTCGTGTCCGTGTTCAATGTCGGGTTGACCTCATGGTACGTTTCCTCTGCATCCATTCCTGCCATTGCCTTGAAAAACTTAGGCAATTTTACATGTGGTCTTACTGTGTTGCCTTTCTCGTCCTTGTATGCCGGCTTTTGAATCAGCCTGTCATCCACTATGACCATCCTCCGGCTTTCCTCGATTTCCTCCGCATTCCGGCTATACGCAATATCTAAATCTTTTAACTCCTCGATCGCATCTGCAAAGGCTGATAGTCCAAGCGGGCTGTTCAGATCAATGTCATTCGATGATGGCATCCGGAATAATCCAAATAACATCGAGTTGATCTGCTCGCCGTTCCTCTTCGTAATGTGCACGTCTGGCTGCAATGCCGCCCAGTTTGTCATACTTAAGTCAATCGGCTTTCCAATCTCCCCTGCATTTCGCGACACGAACGCTCTGTTCGATATGGAGTAGTAGGTTGTCTCCGTGTACTCTTCTGCATCCGGCATCCTTACATTGGCTGTAAAAAATCTGTGATATTCCAGCTTGGTATAATGCTCGTCGTCCTCCCGGTAGCTGTCCTGAAACACTATCCCGGTTATATTGTGGTTTCCGTCAAGACTGGTTATCTCGAACCTGTCCGGCGTTACCAGATCCACTCCTGTTCCGTTTGGCTTAAGGATAACCGTACCACAGGCACACATAAGCTCCGTCCATTCCCGGATGCGGTCATGCACAGACTTCTCCCAGAACTGCGTCATGTACTCTTTTCTCGCTCCGTCAAACGTCACATCAATCGCAAGCGTAGCAAGTCTGCCGATTTCTCCACAGACGAATTTTGCAAATTTGATTGTCTTAATTCCCTCTTCCGGGTCTATCCAGTCCGGTTCGCCCTTATAAATCAACATCCAGTTCTGGATTGCCTTTTGCATATCCCCGGATGTAATGCCAGTCACTTTGAACTGGTCTTTTACTTCTGACAGGAACATTCTGCTCCACCATTCTTTGATAGCTGACATAATTCCCATTGTTTCCTCCTAAATAAGTCCCCTGTTATATCTTCTTGCTACTGTGTAAATAAAGTATCTGATAAGGTCCATGTGGTGGTCGTACTCCTTGATTACCCTGTCTTCTCCCACAGCTTTCTCATCCCAGGCATACGCTCCAAACTCTTTTTGCGTCTCCACACAGCTTTCGTGGATCTGGAGCATACCGAGATTCAGATACTTCGTTACCTCCTGTATTCCGTTCAGAACGTCATTATTTCCGTCCATGCAGGTAAATTCCCCGTATTTCCGGATTGTGGCTTTCATTGCTGCCGCTGACGGGTCGATAACGATTGACGTTATCGGGAAGTCCCCGGCGATTTCCTGTATGATTTTGTAATATGCTTCGTTGTCAATGGTTACGCCCTTTTCTCTTCCGGAATAGTGCCCCTCCCGGAGCATCCTCACCCTGCCGCTATTCTGCAACTCCATCAGCCCTACCGCGAACGGGTTCATAGTTCCGTAGTCGATGGAAAGATAATAGGATGACTGCGGGCTATACTCATATTCTCCGTGGAAGATGTTCTTTTCCTTATCGAACATTCCATAGACAAGCCCCTCTGCAATGACCCACAACCCACGGATAAACCGGTCATAGAATACACCGCTATACATCGCCCGGTATCGTGCTTTTACCTTTTCAGAAAGAGAAAGGTTATCGTCCATTGTAAAATGCAGATAGATTATCTCTTTCAACCCATCTGGCTTATTTTCCTCTGCCGCTTTCTGCCTTATCTCCTCAACCTTTTTCTTTCCAAGATACCCGGTTGATTTATCTATCCAGTTTTCCTTGAACCAATGGCTGGGGCTGTCCGGGTTGCAGTTAAACCAGAACTTTGAACCATCCACAGAGCAACGTCCTGTTGCCTGATTCACGAATGATTCCGGCATGAGGGCGACCTCGTCAAAGAACATACCGGCAAGTGTGATACCCTGTATCAAATCCTGCGACCGTTCATCTTTTCCGCCGAATATGTAAAAGAAATTTACAACTTCGCCCTTTGAAATCTCGACCATGTTGTCGGAGCGGTGGTCTGCTACCTTGTAGCCACGGCTCTTTAGCATCAGTTTTAACCAGAACAAAACATTTCGCCGAAAGGAGCCGATCGTCTTTCCTGCCATGCCAAGGTTTTGCTGGTTGAATGTACTCATAGCCCACAACGCAAAACTAAGTGACATGCTGAGTGTCTTACCGCTTCGGATCGCTCCGTCCGCTATGATGCCGTCCATATCCTTTACTGGGGATGTATCGCACCACCAGGTAAGGACTTTCTTTTGCTTGGTCGAGAACGGGCGAAACTCAAAACCGTTCTGCTGGTACTTCCTTTTCATCCGAACGGCATTTCGCATGATGTTTTCTTTTAACTTGGCTATGCGCTCGTCAATATTTTTCCATTCAGTCATCCGACCACACTTCCTGCGCTGATGCGTTTAATGCTTCTAAGAAGTTGTCCTGCTCTGGTGTATCATCCGCACTCTCTTTGGTCTGCATTTCAAGTTTGAGCATCTCAAGTTCAAGTTTCCGCTTGTCAAATTCTCTTCGGTGCTTGTCGTCTGGATTCATCTCAAAGAACTTCGTGAGCCAATCAATCGCCCTCTGTTCGTCTTTCATGACCACAGTCAAGCCGTTTTGTCCCTCTGTGATGCTCTTAATCATCTGCGTATCAACCTCACTGGATTCCCTTGCCCTCAAGGAATTAACCCGAACCATCCGACCGTCTTTTGTTTCAATATCTTCCCGCCCGAACTCCAGCACATTCCCGATATCACCGAACGCAATCCTCATCTGCAATTCCACGAGATCCTCTGTTCCGGCTACTATCTGCTGCCGCTTGATCTCTTTTAGGCGTTCTATCTCTTCTCGCACCTTAGTATTTCTTAGTAGCATGCAGCCATTAACCATTGCTGTATCATACTTGCATCCATATGCTTTCTGGTAACTTTGCGCCGCATTGAACGTCTTGCTGTAATATATACAAAACATCTGCTGTTCCGGCGTAAGGTCATCATTCTGTAGTGTCTCTTTTGTACCGTCATCTATGGGCACTGCTTTCTTGTGTGCACCCTTTGGCTTTTGTGTGCACACCTTTTCTATTTTGTGTGCACCCTCTCCCCTGCTCCATCCATACCGTTTCTTCCAACTCTTGACAGTGTTGATAGTGGTTCCGTACTTCTCCGCTATCTCCTTGTATTTCATTCCTGCCATATAGTCCTGTTCTGCCTTCTCGTAATTCTCCACTATCTCACATCCTCTCTGTTAAATGGTATATTTCTAACCTCATACCATAATTATAAAACAGATAATCAGTGGACTTGTGCCATTTTAGGCATGAAAAAAGAGAGGGTAAAACCTCTCTTTTCCTTTTTACTTACTCTTCTTTTTGTACTATCTTTTCAATAGGCTTAGCAACATCAACATATTTCATTTCTAATGGTTTAAACAAATTTTGTACTTCCTTTGGCGTATCTATTGTGGTGTATATTTGTAGCCCTTTGTCTAATAGCGAAATGGTTTTATCGAAAGCCTGGGAAACAATTCCAACCTGTTCACCATCTTCCAACTTTATATTAGTTATTTCCTCTAACTCAACTACAGTGCTTTTTACAATCTGATCATATACCAACTTAAGTCCATCTAAATACTGTTCTTTTGTTTTTTGATCAATTTTCATATTTTCATATATAACTTCTTGCTGTTTTATCGTCAATTGATGACTTTTTATCACATAACACTTATCAATAAATGCTGCTATATTATTTAACAATACACTAGCCGACACCCCAACAGCCGATACTGCTAAAATTGTTATCCATAAGGAACCAACATCCATTGATTCAAACTGCAAGTGTTCTTCATCAGATTTAAAAAATGGACATTTGTATAAAATAAAATCTAATTCATCAATACACTTTCTAAATTCCTGAAAATCCTTGCATTCAGGTAACTTTATATCTATACCCTGAGCAGAATTCTCCTCAAAACCCATTGACTCATATAATTCAATCACATCCTGTATGCTCATCAATAATTCTTTATGTCTATTTCTTATAGATGTCCAATCTGACGAACTTACCTCGAACTCGTTCCTAGTTATTAACGCCTGAGGTATTGCATTGATGAATGCTGCTATTTTTTCTTCAAATAATTCAATTCCTTTTAAATTATTCAATATCGCAGTTTGTGCATCATTCCAGCCACTAACCCAATATCTTGTTGTACTAGTAGTATTTTGGTAAATACGTACATTACGAATTTGCTCTACACTTCTTTTGCAAGCCATATAAATATTTCTCAGTTTCATAATATAACCTCCAAAATTGTCTATTTGCGTAATAATTATACACTTGTTGACAATTTTTGCAAGATTACCACACCATTCTCAACTGCCCATTCTGCTCCTCCACGATCCGCCCCATCCTCTGCTTAATGATCCGCTGCACGATCCGCTTTTTCCGATAAAAGTGTGTCCTGCTGATCGGGAGAATGCCGTAGTGAGCTTCCAGCATGTCGTAGCTGGTGCCGCACACGATGGATTCTGTCAGCTCCGCAGCAATGAAACTGTCCACGCTCATGCAGATCTCGTATATTTCTTTTTCATCCACGCACATTCCCCCCTTTAAAACTTTCTTTTCCTATTCCTCTCCCTGCCAGATCTTCGGTGTCCCGTCTGCATTGAGCATAACGGTACATCCGGTACCATTCCGCTGATACACCAGATACATGACGCCTGTGTCTTTGTCCGCATAGATACCGTAATCCCGCCAACCTTCTACCAATACCATCGTATTATCCTGCCCTGCGCTGACGTTTGCCATGTCACTGCATCCGGCGATCAAGAGTGTTGCCGTTACGATAGCCGCTATGATTTTCTTTTTCATGATCCGCCTCCACTAATCTAAATAGTCTCTCATATCGTCCACGGCATCTGCTAAAAATCCATCAAATATTTCATCGACCTTCGCAGCAAGTTCTCCCGAGTAACCATCCTCTTCCATCTGTGCCCGGAAATCTTTCTGTGAGCACTCAAGAAGACCGTTTTTTCTTCTTAACCATTCCTTTTTGTAAATTGTTCCATTCAATTCCAACGTCTCATTAACACCGTTTTCCGTTGTTTCTACTGTATACTTCACCTTTTCCTCTCTTTCCGCCCCGCCGCATTACTGCTGGCGGAGCTATAGCTGTTTGATCGAGCTGTCCGGTCTGTTCAAAATAAACTCATCTGCTGTTCATCGTAGTAATATTTCTTTCTTACCGGTACATGCCCACCGTAAAATATTTGTGTAACCCGCTCTTTCTGTTTCAAATTCGCCATATAATTCACATTGACTTCCGGCGGAACCGCAAGATAATATTCATCCGGCAACGGTAACCGATTCTCTGTGCAGATCTCACGGATCTTTGACTGATAATAAATGATGTGGTTCCGTGTCAGATTCATGTTGCACCCATCCGGCCAGAACGGATCACTGCACCCGTTCTGGTTGATAACTTTCCAGTGTTCTATTTCTCTGCGGATGCACTGGCAGTACTCTTTCACTTTATCTTCTGCTGTCTGGATCATGACAGCACCTCCGAAAAATTAAGTTTCATCTGTGGATCCGACTCATAGTTCATCCACACCGTTTCTGTGCGTGCCTTTCCATGCTCCGCACAGCTTGAAAACTGTTTTTTCTTCCATCCGTTCAGATAGTCGTTATACATTTCTGACTCGTAACCAGAAATCATAATCTTTGCTTTACTCTGCAGTAACGCTTTTAATAATTCCTCGTGATCCGCATCCGTCATCTCATGTTTATATTGTTTTCCTGCTCTGGTACCCAAAACATACGGAGGATCAATGTACATAAAAACATTGCTGTAATTAAATCTCTCAATCACTTCCACCGCCGGGCGGTTCTCGATCTGTACCATGCGCAACCGTTCCGCTATGTCAATGATCCATTCCGGCAGACGGTACCAGTTCCATAATGTATAAGCTCTTTCTCTGCCCTGTACATCATTTTTCCATCCTACCTTGCTGCCATTGGTACGGAATCCGTGCCCTTGCCAGCACTGAACCAGAAATCGCAATGCTTTATGGTACGGTTCATCCGGCATCATCAGCTCCCATACATCCAGTTTATATGTATCTTCATATTTTTCACGGCTGAATGGTGTAGTCATTACCATTCTGGACAGACGTTCCGCATCTTCCTGTATGCACCGGAAGAGATTCACAACATCATGATCCAGATCATTGATCGTCTCGATATCAGATACCGGCTTATTAAATAACACGGCCCCGCTGCCGAAGAACGGCTCTACATAGCTGTGATGTTCCGGTATCAGTTCCACCAGTCGGGGAGCAATGTTCCATTTACTTCCCGGATATTTCAATACTGTTCTCATTTTTTCTCAAAGGAACCCGGCGCGCCTTTTATCCGGATAGGTTCCGGCTCCTTTCTTGACTTCATTTCTTTTTTTGATATACTATTTATATCGAAACACTTATTGTGTCGATTGGAAGTGGCGCATCAATCCTGACGAGACTATGCCTAGTATTTAGTGCAATACTAAGCAGCGTAACCGTAGTTTTCTTTTCCTTCTGTAAAGAGGTGGTACCCATGAAAAAACTTGAGACTGTAACAGCAATTTTTAATTCGTTTGCTTGCAACTGTTTATCTTTCATTGGGATTTACGCTGCTACTTCCGCTAACAAGTATAACTTGCTGATGAGGTGGTGAAATTCCACCGAATAGCGGAATGCACTGGTGCATGCTAAGGCATGCACCCTTTTTTATATCATCTGATCTAACGGTAAACTCATCTGCCCTTTGCAGTTGTCCCCGATCGTCGTAGGTTCCCAACCAACGCCGATATAGTCCAGGACTTTCGCCCATCCATAGTCATTGCCGTCCTTATCCTTGCACATATGAAACATCAGATAATCCCATTCTTTCGGATTGCTCTCATAAAGCAGATCAAACCTGTGTGGTCGTTTCTCCATGTGGATTCCAAAACCGCACATACTGCAACCGGTACGCTGCGCCTTGGTTGTATACAATGTACCGTCCGGCTTTTTCTCAATCGTTCCGTAAATCTCCGGTATCAAAGAATCCGGCATCTGGAAGCACTCCGACATTCTTCCTGCCTTAAGGCCTGCGTCACGGTACTTTTCTTTTAAATCATGCTTCCAAAGATCGTCCATCTCCAAGGCAAGTGTTAATATATCCTGTCTGTGGAATATCGCAAATGGCGCTGATCGGATGGTCGATGCCCCAAAATAGTTACATCCATTCATCCGCAGGCTTTTGGCACGTCTGCCGCCCTCGGATGCCATCAGTCCCAAATATGGCACGCTGTTATGTTCCTTGCCCCAATCATCACAATTCTTTTCCTTGAG